TTAATGACCTATAAAGAAGTTCGTATTTAGTCTCATTCCCTTAATTCCATAAAAAATGTTGAATATTCATAAATATTCACAGAATTATGGCTACATTATCTATTACTGCGCCAGGTGTGGAGGTACGGGAAGTTGATCTATCCCGTCGTGCAATAGTCCCTTCAGGAACAGACGTTCTTGTATTGGGATTTGCTCCACAAGGGCCTATTGAACAAGTATATGAAATCACTGATCGTGAAACATTTGAAACAATTTACGGCTTACCGAGAAATGCCGCTGAACGGTATTTTTACTATTCTGTAAAGGGTGTTCTTGATGGTGGTGGTCGAGCTATCACATCTCGCTTACCGTATGGCACTAACTTAGGCTCAAATGTATCTGAGAAGGCATCCGTTCTATGGTACCCTGCTATCGGTCTATCTAATGCAGTATTGAGCAGCAATAATAACACCTTCTCTACCGAAACATCTGGTTATGTATTGGGTCGCCCGACTCTCGTCGAATTAACAACTACTCAATATAATAACCTACTACAAGGTAAATGCAAAAAACGATAAAGAACTTGATCGATTGAATGATGAATTATTTATAAGAAATGAGTGCAAAAGATATACTTTGTACCTATATTTACAAAATCAACTATGAAACAATTAACATTTATTTACGAATTGCTAAAGTTTACGCTGATTAGTGTTCCACTTGCTTGTATTATTTATTTAACGGCACATTTATACTTTGAATTAAAACGATTGATTAATGACAGGAATAGACAACAACATTGAGGTAAAATTGATTTATTTAGATACAAAAGAAGAAATATGGTTTAGGTCAATAGCAAAGGCAATTAGGTTTTTAGGTACTGACTATAAAACGATTATGACCTATATGAACCCAATTAACAAAAAACGATACAAGCATAAGGAAAGATTATGTGTTGTTAGATTGAAAAAGTAACCCTAATTTTGCTTTATGCCATTGATACCTTTACCCAAGTTGTTAGAAAAGACCCAAAAGGTAGTTAATGCTTACATAAGGAAACGAGATGAAGGATTGCCTTGTATTAGTTGCGGAAGCTACAATGGTAATCAAGCTGGACACTACTTTACAGTTAAAGGGTATTCGGCTTTAAGGTTTAACGAATGGAATATCCATTTGCAATGTGCTGGATGCAATATGTTTAAACACGGCAACCAAGCAATGTACCGAATAGGACTTGTAGAAAGGATTGGTGAAAAAGCCGTTAAGGAGTTGGAGTTTGAGGCGGTTAACAATAGGCTAAAGAAATGGACAAGAACTGAATTAAACGAATTAATTGACAGATACAAGTAACATATTTGAAACGTGCAAAGAGCAAGAAATAGCTGGTTATCCTTGCTATGTTTTTGACATTGATGGTACTACGCATTATGTATTTGGTGAAACACAAGAACAAAGATTTGATTTTATGGCAGACCTAATAAACAACTATAATGGCAAAATTAGACAGTAAAGGGAAACAATCATTTGGCAAAAGAAAGTGTGGTAAGTACAAAAAGACATCTGGTCCAAAGGACAAGGCAGTTAAACCATATAACAGACAAGGCAGATAATGAAAGATACATACGGAAAGAAGCTATATACTTGTAAATGCGGTTCAGTTACCGAAGGCTATGTTTGGTTTGGTAAAATAAAAGAAACCCAATTTGAATGTACTAAGTGCGGAAAATGGGTTGGCTATGAAAACTTAGATAAAAAAGTCGATAGCATAATATCAATACGAACACCAACAAAAAACCGATAATGAACATAAACGAAATCAAACCAAATCCTAACAATCCAAGAAAGATTGATGCTAATGACTTTGAAAAGTTGGTAAAGTCTATACAAGATGACCCAAAGCTATTAGAAGCAAAGCCGTTAATCATAGATGAAAATAATGTAATCTTAGGAGGCAATCAAAGATATCGTGCTTGTTTACAATTAGGCATCCAAGATATTCCTGTGATTAAAATGGCTAACTTAACCGAGCAAGAGAAAAAGAAATTACTTGTAATTGATAACACTCACTATGGAATGTGGGATATGGATATGTTAGCTAATAATGATTGGCAATTAGAAGATTTAAGCGAATGGGGTGTTAATGTTGACTTTCTCGTTCCAAGTAATAATGAACCAAAAGCAATAGACAATACTAAAAAAGGAAAGGTTTGCCCTAATTGTGGCTTATCTTTGTAAAAACAATGGAAATACAATGGCTGGAATAGATAACTTAGTACACTTTGAAAAAGGGCAATCTGGTAACCCAAATGGTAGACCTAAAGGAGTTCAAAATAGTAAGACTCGTTTACTTAGGTTGCTTGAATTAGTACAAAAAAGAAGAAACCCAATTACAGGCGAAGATGAAGATTTTACTGTGCTTGAATTGATGGATATGCAAATGATATCAAAAGCATTGAAGGGAGACCAAAGAGCATACGAAGCAGTAGTGGATAGATTAGAAGGTAAACCTAAGCAAACAACCGACATAACCGCTGACATTAAGGGTAATGTGCAAATCACAATAGAACCAGATGCAGATTGTCAACCAATTAAAGATTAAGGCTACTCCTGTCTTTTATGCCAATAAAAAGGCATACGAAGATGGTTATCCTATAATATGCAATGAAGGTGGGTCAAGGTCAAGCAAAAGTTATTCGGTTGTTCAGTTGTTAATTCACATTGCTTTAACCAAACCTAATACAAGAATTTCGTGCGTATCTCATTCCTTACCACATATCAAGCGTGGAGTTTATAGGGATTTCAAAAACATACTTGAGCAATGGAATATCTGGGATGAAAAGGATTTCCGTTACACTGATTTCATTTATACATTTAAGAACGGCTCATACATTGAGTTATTTGGATTAGAAGACCCAGACAAAGCAAAAGGACCAGCAAGGGATATATTATTCGTAAACGAGGCAAACCTAATTAGCAAGGCTTTGTTTGACCAGCTTTTGATTCGTACAACTGGACAATCATTCTTAGACTGGAATCCAGCGGACTTTATTTCTTGGGTTTATGAGGTAGCCGATAACCCAAAGAACAAGCGCATACATTCAACTTACCTTAACAACATCTCAAACCTAAGCGAAAGCCAAATAAGAAACATTGAGCAATACAAAGACTTACCAGATGACTTTATGTGGAAAGTGTACGGATTAGGAGAACGAGGGTCGGCAAAAGAAATTATTTACACTCAATGGAAACAATACGATGAAGCACCAAATGGGGATGTGTTCTATGGATTAGACTTTGGTTACGTTCACCCAGCTGCACTTATAAAGGTTACGCACTATGAAGGACAAAACTACTTTGAGGAAATAGTTTATCAAAGCGGATTAACTTTAAGCGACTTATCAAGATTGATTAAGGAGAAGCTACCAGAACGTGCAACAATCTATGCAGATGCAGCCGAGCCTAAATCTATTGAGGAACTTTACCGACAAGGATTTAATATTAAACCAGCACAAAAGGATGTATGGGCTGGGATAGTAAAGATGAAGTCTTACCCAATAAACTTGCACTACAATAGCAAAAACCTAAGAAGGGAGTTTATGTCTTACAAATGGAAAAAGGATAAAAACGATAACGTAATAGAAGAACCTGTAAAGGCAAATGATGACTTGATGGATGCTTGTAGGTATGCCGTGTTTACGCATTTAACCAAGCTAAAATTTGAGGTGTCGGTATTTTAGGATAAATTGTCTAACTTTGTTAAAATTCATATATAATGGGATTACTTGACTTTTTTGGTAAAAGACAAAAACTATCTACTGTACTACCACAAATTCCTTTTAACGGACAAGTTGCAATACAACAAGGGATAATAACTTGGCAAGGTGGCGATAACATTAGCTTTGTTAATGATGGGTATTCAGCAAATGATATAGTTTATTCAATCGTGAAATTAATTGCGGATAAAGCAAAACTTGCTCCATTCCACGTTTATAGAGTGGTTGATGAAACTTCTGCAAAGAAATACAAAGCGTTGATGAGCCAACCAGATAAGATTGAGAACTGGAAGGATGTTGAAAAGCTACATAAGAAAGCCTTTGAATTATATACAAAAGATGCACGATTAAACGAGTTATTAAAATACCCTAATGAAGAAGATACTTTTGGCGATTTCGTAGAGGCTTGGTGTACTTTTAAATTAGTTACAGGAAATTCTTTTGTTTACGCAAAGATGATTGAAGGTGGTAATAACGATGGCAAACCATACGAGTTGTACGTGCTTCCTTCTCAATATATGTACGTGTTAGCGGACATTCAAAACTTTCCTCCAACTATTAGCGGTTACCAATTGAATTATGGTCCACTTTGGAACTTTACTAAACAAGAAGTATTACAAGATAAATACATAAACTTACAATGGAATACAACTGGGAATCAACTATATGGTCAATCTCCTTTGATGGCTGCTGCGAGAAACTTGACTCGTTCGAACGAAGCCAAAACTGCGGCGGTTGCATCTTTCCAGAATGGTGGTCCAGCTGGAGTTCTATTTATGAATGATGAACGATTTGACCCTATTAGTGGAACACAACAAGCACAAGCACTTAAGAGAGCAGTAAGCGAAAAAGGTGGTTCTGCTAACTTTAATTCAATTGCGGTTAGTGGTTATAAAGTAGATTGGAAACAAATAGGATTAAGTCCTGTTGAATTAGATATTATTGAAAGTGATAAATGGGATATGAAAGCACTTTGTAATATTTACGGAGTACCATCTCAATTATTAAATGATGCTGAAAATAAGACTTACAACAACCAAAGAGAAGGAGAAAAAGCATTGACAGTTCGTTGTGCGATTCCTTTGTTAGTTGGTATTAGAGATAACTTAAATAGAAAATTACATTCGTATTGGGGATATCGTGGAACTGATATTTACGTTGACTTTGACCCTACTGTTTATGGTGAATTAGAAGCAAACAAAGCAGAACAAGTTGAATGGTTGGATAAGGCTTGGTGGATTGCACCAAAGCAAAAGATGGATATTATGGGATTAGAGATTCCACCTTACATAGATCAAACTGAAATGGAAAAATTATACATCCCTTCAAGTTTACAAAGTCCAGATGAATTTCAACCATTAACGCTACCAAATGAATAGCCAAGAGATTATTGATAAGTTATTTGATTTAAAGGTTGACCTTAAAGCCGACCTTCAAGAAGTTATTGATGAAGTTTACGCAAAGTATCACGAAACAGTGAATATGTCTTA